ATCAGCGCCTTCTCAAAGCTAAAGAAGAAAAAGACGCACTGGAGCAGAAAAAGGCCAAGCTAGAGGACTACAAGCGGCTTAAAGCTGAGTACGAAGCCGCAAATCCCCCTTCGCCACAGCCCCAGAATGCTGAACGCGAGGGGTCCGCAGGCTAAGGGGGGAGCGCCCCTGAACCCTTTTAGCCGGAGGCCCCCTCGCGATCGCGAGGGGGCCTTTTCCTTCCTTCATTATCGCCGGCTTCTAGGAACAATTGTTCCCTGGAGCCGGCCCTTACAGGAGCGTCAGCGGGGCCGGCTCCAGGGAACAGTTGTTCCCTGGTGAGGCCCCCTTCCTGGCTTCCTTGCCCTTCCTTGCCCTTCCTCGCCCCCTATGCGAGGCCCCTGACCTATCCTCCTCCTGGGATGCACACAAAAAAAATATTGACACAGCAGAGTGACCTACTTGATAGTCACTCTGCTAACTGACACCAAGGAGACCCCCACATGGCTAGAAACCGAGGGCGTGATGTCTCAATCACTAGTGGAACACTGCCCCTCAATACAACTAGACTTGTGGGAATCAGTCCACTTGGTTTCCCCTCGTTCAGCTCCCCGCAAACGCCGATCGCCGATGCAATTACGACTCGATCGCGTTCGCGCATCACCAACGGCCTTACGAGCCTCCCTACGCCTTCAAATCGCGTGGTTAAAACTCCACCGGGAGCTGACAATCTCTACCGGCCCGCGCAGACAACCCAAATCAAAACGGTCTGCGAAAACCGTCATATTCGCCGGGAGATTATCTTTGCTACTGGCAAAGGCGGGCGGAATGGTATGAAAACAGCCCGCTTCACCCCTAACTCAAAGGTAAAATGCTAATGCTTGGCACAGTACTAAGCGCCCTCGGAAGCGTCGGCCAAGGTATAGCCGGCGCGATGGGCGCGAAAGACGCAGCAAAAACACAATACAAACACCAAAAGGAGTTCGCCCAGCACGGTATTCAATGGAAAGTTGCTGATGCCAAATCTGCAGGAATACACCCTCTATATGCGCTGGGCGCTAATACTACTTCTTATGCGCCGGTCTCGGTGGGAGACACCAATCCGTTATCTGGCCTTGCGGAAGCTGGTCAGAACCTCGGCCGAGCCGTTGACGCCACAAGACCGGCGTCTGCTAAGCTCGATGCTTACACACAGACAGCGCAACAGCTCCAACTAACCCGGATGGGCTTGGAAAATGAGCTACTTGCTTCACAGATTGCAACGACACGACAGACATCTACGCCTCCAATGCCAACGGCTGGAGACCGAATGCTTGTTACTGGACAAGGAGATAGCCCTCTTGTCCGGACCTCACCCATGGCGCGCCAAACTCATAGCGCGGGTGCACCGTCTCAAGAAGCAGGCGCGGTCACGGAGATGGGATATCTCCGTACACCATCTGGCTGGGCTCCAGTCATGTCAAAGGATGCTAAAGATCGTTCAGAGGACGACATTGGAGCGGAACTTGCTTGGTCTCTTAGAAATCGCTTGCTGCCAAGTGTCGGAGCAGCTTACCAACCTCCCTCCGACGTCAAACTTGAACCCGGTCAATACTGGAAGTGGAACCCACTAAAACAGGAGTATCAAATTCACACAAAACGCAAAAGCTGGATGTATGAGGACGCACCATAGAAAGGACAAGTAATGGCACATCGGCGCCGTGGAAGACGCAAATCTAGCCGTAAATATAAACATAGCCGCGGGAGGGGTGCTCCCCTCCGCATCGGCTTCCGTCTTTAGGAACACTATGGGCCTCTGCCAAAATCCAACGTATATCAAAAAAATGCTCATGCCCTGTGGGCAATGCATGGCTTGTAGGCTCCGCAGAAAGAGGGAGTGGACGCATAGAATAATGTTAGAGGCGTCCCTCCACGCACACAATTGCTTTATTACACTTACCTATTCGGACGAGGAGCTGCCCGAGGATGGATCACTTAACCCCCGACACATCCAACTGTTCTGGAAGCGTCTCCGCAAACTACATGAGCAAGGAGGCCGAAGACTTCGCTATTATTCAGTCGGTGAGTACGGGGATGATACACTCCGACCTCATTACCACGCTATCATCTTTGGTCATCACGCGTGCGTATATGGAACCACGCAAGCGCGCCGTATCAGAGAATTCGGCAGATGCTGTGATCCATGTCACGCTATCCAACGAGCATGGTCACTTGGAAACGTGTTTGTGGGTCAAGTGGAAAGAGCTAGCGCCTCTTATGTTTCAGGTTATGTCACAAAGAAACTGGCCGACAGAGACGACCCCCGATATGGTTCGCTCTATCCTGAGTTCTCGCGGATGTCTAAGCGGCCAGGAATTGGCGCAAGATACATCCCCGAAGTTGCCTCCAAATTATTAGAACTACCGAAACCGGTACTAGATCGTCTTCCAGACGTTCCAAACGCCCTACGACACGGCGGCAAGCCGTGGCCTCTAGGGCGCTATCTGACGAGGTTACTTCGTGCCCAAATCGGCCGCCCTAAAGAAGCCCCCTTGGCGGCGCTTCAACACAAACAAGAAGAAGTGCAGCTTCTGCAACAATATGCGAGTCAACATCAAGGCGCTCTTTCGTTCTCGCAAGTATACAAATCCATCTGTCTAGAAGTAAACGCACCTCAATTCAATAAACTTATGCATAAAACCAACCTACGTTCTCGCAAAGGCAAATTATGAAACGGAACAAACATGGCTTATCCTCAACGTTTCTTTGCTCCATGGATATGGGCGAAATCATACCTATTAACCTCGTCGAGGTCTTGCCCGGAGACACCTTTCAAAAGGCTACATCAGCGCTGCTGCGCGCTTCTCCTTTACTCGCTCCGGTCATGCACAAAGTTAACGTCGATATGTTCGACTTTTTCGTCCCGCACAGGCTTGTCTGGGACGATTGGGAAGACTTTATTACCGGCGGTGAAGACGGCGACGACGCGTCGGTCTTCCCTACTATCACGACGCCAGTATCTACAGGGTTCGCCGTTGGCTCTCTGGCTGACTATCTGGGTGTTACCCCCGGCGTTGCTTCCCGTGCTGTTTCCGCCCTCCCGTTTCGGGCGTACGCCCTTATCTTCAACGAGTGGTTCAGGGATCAAGACCTCGTTAACCCGCTTACCATTGACACTACATCGGGAGCTGATACCACCACGTCAACAGCTATTAAGATCGCGTCCTGGCCCAAGGATTATTTTACTTCGGCGCGTCCTTGGGAGGCCAAAGGCCCCGCGATTACTATCCCTCTAGGCACCACCGCGCCGATACTTGGTATCAGTGTTGGTAATGCCGCTTCTGCGGCGAACTCCGGTACAACTTCAACAGGCGTTATTGCCTCTCAGGACCAAGCTGCGGGTATCCCCAACTGGTATTCGGACACTCAGGACATTCGTGTCAGGGCACAGACTACAGGTGTCCCCAACATAACAACAAATCGGCCGCAGGTTTTCGCCGATCTCTCAAGCGCATCTGCAATCACACTCAACGCGCTACGCGAGGCAGCAGCCCTCCAGCGTATGCAGGAGGCCCGTGCTCGCTATGGAAGTCGTTATCCTGAATATCTCCGTTATATGGGAGTCCGGTACTCTGACGCTCGTCTTCAGCGGCCCGAGTTCCTTGGTGGAGGGAGGGATGTTATCCAGTTTAGCGAAGTTCTACAGACGGCCCCTGGCTCTGACCCTGTCGGTGATCTCAAAGGACACGGAATCACCGGGATGCGATCCCGCCGCTGGCGGCGCACCTTCGAAGAACACGGTTTCCTCATTACCCTTATCGTCGTTCGCCCCAAGTCAATTTACGCCGACGGCCTTGAACGCCATTGGAACCGGCGTTTCAAGGAGGACTTTTGGCAACCTGAACTCCAGTTCATTGGGCAACAGGCTATCCTAAACAAGGAGGTCGATTTCTCTCATGCCACCCCGGAAGGTGTGTTCGGTTATCAGGATCGGTACGATGACTATCGGTCTGCCTGGTCTCGGATCGCTGGCGATTTCCGGACCACGCTCGATTTCTGGCACTTCGCCCGTATCTTCGGCTCTGACCCGGCCCTTAACGAAACCTTCATTAACTGCGTGCCCTCAGAGGAACCGTTCGCGGTCCCGTCTGAGGACACACTCTATCTCACCGCTAATCATAGTATACAGGCCCGCCGACTGGTCGCTCCCGTCGGCAAATCCCTCCTCATGTAAGGATACGCTATGCATCGCAACCCGGAATTCTTCAAAGGCCCCGACTTTCAATCAAAGATCGAGGCTGCTCAAGAAGAGCACGCCAAGCTAGTTGGGG